AAAAATCCTGATCGCTCATGAGAAGTTCTGACCTCCAACGACGCCATACAGACCGACTGATGCTAGGTTGTCACCATCAAATGTCTTGAACGAGTAGATGTCTGTCGCGTCTGCTGTCGGCGTAACTATCGGCGCGAGTCCACCTGGCCAATACACTGGGATGTCAGCACCACCAGATGTCTTAAATGTATCTATACCAACCGCGACTGCGGAACTTCCTTGCGTTAACTTAATAGTGAACGATGAAGATCCAGTAGGTGGATTGGATACGGTGAACTGCGTGATCGCACTTGTTGCGGTACAGATGAAAGACTGTGCGTTGGACAAATCAATCGTGACAACACCAGATACAACAGTGGCAACACCGACAGTTTCAGAGTAAGTCTTGAACCGTGAGTGTCCATCAACCTGCAGATCAACGGTTGGTGATGTGGTTCCGATACCGACCGAACCAATACCAGTGATTGTAAGTAGAGTTGTAGTTCCACTTCCAACCTGGAATGATTGTACTGGATTTGTGGTTCCGATGCCAACAGAGGATGCGCGAATGACACCCGAAGAAACATTCTCAATGTTGTAAGAACCAAGTGCGGTCAGAGCACCACCAACAAATACATTAGCAGCAGTCGTAAGACCAATAAATCTAGAATCACCATTGACTTGGAATGCGGTTGAACCCATTCCAACCAAACCAACCTCAAGGTTGTACTTAGGAACAGATGTGCCGACACCAACAACACCAAGTGCTGTGTCGTAGATGCCACCAGTGATTTGTGTCCATCCAGTCGCACTCGCATTCAGGTTTGTAAGTTCAGAACCATCACCAATAAAGTAAGATGCCGTCATGTATCCCACCACATTGGCATTACCAATCAAGTGGAGTTTGTACTCATTTGCTGTGGTTCCAATACCAACACCAACCGCATCAACGGTGAACTGAGTGGTTCCAGAACCAACCTTCAGTTTGGTGGTAGTTCCACCCTCTGGGTTTGGTGAGGTGGTTCCAATACCAACAGCATCATAGAGACCAACTAGACCCTGATCTTCCAGAGACAAACTAATTGTGCCGAAACGATACCAGTCGTTATCAGTGGTGTAAATCCAACCAGAGTTACCACCCTTAGAAGGTCTTGCCTGGAATACAATGTCGCCAGGGTTACCTGCTGTGGTTGGAGTTGCAATACCAACTGTATACTTTCTAGATACAGTTGCCGAACCCTGTAGGAACAGAGAGTCCATCTCAACACCCTTACTTGAGAGTGAGGTGACTTTCTCGTTGAAGATTACAGGACCGTTGAACTCAGAGGTTGCCTTGTTATCAGATCCACCCTCAACAATAACGGAGCGAGAGAATCTTCCTTCCAGAGGACTGACGACATTGATACTAGAATTGTTACCGATGTCTTCACCAGTTACTGTCTGAACCGGAGTATCAAAGATCTCCTCTACACCAGTCAGTGTGCTGAGTTTTCTGTTACCGGAGAATGAAATACCCTTATCGTTCATTCCAGTGAAGAAGTTCACACCACCATCTTGCTTGGTGGATTGTGAAAGAATTTCTTCCTTACCAGAAATCGCACGATTCTGCTTCTGTGGCAGAGCAGTTGAGTAATTACCAGGACCAAATCCAACATACTCAAATGTATGTCCAGATGCTCTGTTGATTGAGTGTCTTCTCAATTCAACAGGATCAACTCTAACTCTTCTAACAACAGAGTTAATATCGTGTGCTGCTGCCTTGGTTCCAAGAACACCACGGAAGACAGACAGTGGGTTGGTTCCGGTGTTGGTTGTCTTAACACGAACCAACTCATCATCAACCATCAGATAATCACCAATTTCAACATCCAGTGAGGACAGATCAGTCAAACTGACATTTGCTGTGGTTGCGTTATCAACGTTCGCAGCAAGAGTTGTGGTGATGCCAGTGTAGGAAGGAATCATTCTTCCGTTCAGGCTCTCATCATCAATGGTCAGAGCACCATCGGTAGAGGAATAACCTTCACGATAACCGAACATTGTGCCAGACATTGTTGGTGCTGTAGTTCCGGTTCCAACATTGACTGAGAATGAAGTCAGACTGAGGTTCTCTTTAACAATGAAGTCTCCATTGTAAAGTGCTTGATCCGCACCAGTAAATCTGACCTTACTATTGACTTTCAGTCCATGGCGGTTAGAAGTCGTGACTGTAGCAATACCACCACTATTATTATAGGTTAAAGTGGAGATGCGAAGTGCTTCACCAGTCAGATAGAAGTATGCTCCAGTCGAGTTGGTCGCACCAATTCCTGCCGTGGATATACCTGTAATAGTGCTCGCCGCGGCCACTGTAACTGTTGTTGCTGCTCCAATGTTGACGCCAGTAATGCGATACAGATCATTATAGTTCTGAAGAGACTCTGATTTAATGCCAATAATACGAATCGCATCGCCTACATTATCATAAATCGCAGATACTTGGACAACTGCTTGTGAATATCCAGATGTGGTAGCAACACCAACAACTGCCATCGTGTTACCAACACCATAGGCAGAACCACCATCCATGATATTAACACTGGTGATTGTTCCACCAGAGTCAAAAGTAATCTTGGCAGTTGCGTGCTGACCAGGTGTGGAATCTCCAATAGCAACCAATCTTGCGTTGTAGAGGTCACCAGCAGAACCAGAACCATATCCAGCACCACCAGAAACAATGGAAACTGAAGTAACTCTGTTCAGACCATGATCAATCGTGGTCGTAATGGTATGTGCCAGACCAGTAGAAGCAATGTTAGTAATACCAACACCAACATCAGTGTCACGGAAATACTTATCAATCGTCTCTTTGGTGATGCTATTTCTTACATCATTGACGACAACATCACCAATCAGTGATGGAGAAGCAAAACATTTTGCTGCTGCTGGATCACCAACTGGATTGTCTCTGTTTGTTTGTGGGAAGAGTTCCTTAACAGGTTGAGAGAACTTCTCACCAGTAAATGGTGAAATAGTTGGGGAGTTAGTAGAGTTCAGCAGAGTGACATAGTAAATACCATCTTGCTCACCAGAGATATAAGGTTGTACCTCGGAGTGATTATAAACATAGAAGGTATTGTTCAGTCTCTTCTTCTTAAAGTATGGAAGAGATGTAGTTCTGGATGAAGTATCGTTGGAGAAAGTTCCAGGATCAGTGGTCAGACCAACAGTGAATGACTTAGCACTGCTGATGCCGATGACTTGATACGTTCTGTTGAAACCAGTATTAGCAGTGCCAGTAGTATTAGCAGTACTCTTGATATTGACCAGTTCTACTTCAGAATCTGTGGTCAGATTGTGAGGACGCTCTGTGAAGATCTTAACATTAGAACCATCCCATGTCGCATCAGAGATGAAACGGAAGTTTCTCTGCTGATTGACATTGGTGATTGACCCACTACCAAAGTAGGTTTGGACTTCTGCGTCTGTCGAACCAATTGATGTATTAGACTCTTGGAGAATAAATCCATCAGTGGGTGGTCTTGCTACTACTCCACCGGCAGAGGATGGAATGACATATCTCGCACGATACAGAGTATCAGAAGAATTTCTTCTATCAGACTTTCTGTTTACAAACGCTCTAGGTGTTGCTGCTCCAAGTCCTGTTGATCCAAGACCAACAATGGTAGAGTAGATGTTGTTCTCTGTTGATGCAGAAGAAACATTGACATACCACTGAGCATTTGTGCTATCATACTGAACTGGGTGACCCAGGTCTCCAGCAACCTTGTCAGATACTCTAGATACAATCTTCAGAACACCACCCTTCTCGTTGATGGCAACTGGATTGTTGTTTTGTGCATCTGTAAGAGTCTTCGCAATCTTAATATTGGTATTGGTGGAAATACCAGTTCCTTCAGTGATGGCAAAATATACAGTATTAGGTGTAATACCATCAGGTAGGTGCCCATCATCACTTAAAATACGAATTGATTCACCATTCAGGAAACTATGTGCTCCAGTGAAGGTGATGACATTTGCTGTTCCACCAGCACTATAAGTGCCTACACTATTAATACCAGCAACGCTTCGGTTGACTGTAAATAATTTCTCTCCACTCAACTCAGAGTCAGGCATTACGATTCTTGCCGTGTACTCAGTTGTTGATGTTCCGTATGAAACAAGAACTCTCAGAGTATCATTGGTTCTAGCACCAATGCGATATCCCTGAAGGACAGTCTCTGGTTTTACATCAGCATTGGTCTGACCTTGTAAGAACAAATGACCAGTAGAACCAACACCAGTCAGTGCTTGTGTCTTATTAACGTCAATAGACTGGAATTCAATCGCAGTCTCTGTCAGAGGAACTTCTTTTGGTGGAATGATGTGAGTAATGTATCCAACATCATCCTGAGCAAATGCATCACTTCTAAATCCTTTCGCAACCAGTGCTCTTGAACCAAAGTTGGAGTTAGAGTTGGTGATAGCAATGTCAGCACCACTCTCAGCAAGGAACTGCTCGGCATATCCAATCGCAAAGATCGAAACTGCCTGAATGACTGCCTTATTGCTTACCTTAATATGGAAGTTTTCATACGTGGGTTTGTAGACTGCTCTTGAGTCCGTGCTGATTGCCTCGTTACCAGCAACACTGCTATCATCCCATGCTCCAGTGGTGCTGTTATACTTAACAAAAGCATTGTCATCTTTCTGAAGACCAATACCAGTGTATTGTGCCACAACCATGGACTTAAATCCATCTGCTTTTGATCCGTCAGCGTGCATACCACACATGCCATAGACAGAGCGCAGAGAGCAGTTGAAGATGTAAGGTGATGCTGATGTGACTGTATCTGAGACCAGAGCAAGAGTTGCTCCAGTTGCGGATGGAAGTGCTGAGGTAGGAGCAGACTGAACTTTGTAGATAATCTGCGTGCTACTCAGTTTTTCATTAACAACATGTTGTCCATTGTATCCAGCAGCAGTAATACCAGAAATACGGAATGGAGTGTCAACATCCAGTCCAGGAACAGCAGTTGTGGTTGTGACGGTGATACTTGTAGTAGAGGTAGTTCCGTCTCCTGCCTTGATGCTGGAAATACCGATGGATTCGCCTGTTGAACCAACAATTCTGAATTCGTCGATTTTTGGTTCGATGTCCAAAGAGGTAGATGGATAATCTGGTTCAATAGCACGACCAGAAGATGATCCATAGACCAAACTGACTTTTTCATAATACATCTGCAGGTCAGTTCTGTCTGCAGTAAAGGTTTGGAAGGCATCATTGATGCTGACATTATTTGTGCCATCAGCATACTCAAATACCGTCAGTTTATGATGTGAAAAGTTGGGAACGGACGTGTTTGATGTATAATCAGTATATACGATACCATTTGGATCAGCATCAAAGATACTAAACTGACCAAAGTAGCAACCACCAGTTACACGGAAGATTGTGGATCTCTCAATATTGCCGTTTGTAGGACTTGGGATGTATTTGGGGCGAATCTTGGTTTTACGGACATCGACACCAACCAGTGAGGTGCCTCTAGGGATGATTACGCCACCATTTACACTATTAAGCTTAAAGAGGTTATTATCTGCGGACGCAAGGTCAAGATTAGTGCTTAGGTCAAAAGCAGGAAGGTTGTCTGAGGTAGTTCCGTTTCGTAGTCTATAATTATTCGTTCCATCTGGGATAAAACCAGGACGATTATCAATTACGTGCTCACCAGGATAAACCTGGATCGTAGTTTGAGCAAATCTATCATTATTCAGACCGCTCTGATATGAAAACCTAGCTGCTTCCAGTAATGCACGCTGAATCGTCTTAAAGGGACGGGTCAGTGAATTACCCTGGTTTTCAATACTATCAGTTGCGTCAATGTCGTTGGGATTTACATAAAGTATAGTTCCACGAGTTGATTTCAGAAAATTATCTAATCTGGAGAGACCCATCTTATTAATGCTTATAGTCCGTTAGATTATTTATCATAAGAAAAAAGGGCAACCCTATATAGGGTCACCCTTCTAGCACTTCCTTCACACACTAATATATTACTTCTCTTTCAGTTCATTGTCAAGTATATATTCAACCGTATTAGCAACGTCATTCATGGCATCACGAAGTTCTTTCTGACCACCAGTATGTTGTGTCATTACATTGATTTCTGTGAGTGACCATCGCCACTGATCCATTTTTTTATTGTGCCACAAATTAATAACCATCTTTTTTCAATCTACCGGTAAAAGTTCTGGATTTTCTAATTCTAACTCAAATAGCATCGGATGGCATTGTTCTGCTACCAAATAACCAGATAGTCTATAGAGATCTTCAACCTCCCATGTTTTGGTATTATTCGCTAATTCTATGAGTTCCGCATCATGACTAGCATAGTCGGGAAGATCATCAAAGGTAAAAGGAACATTTTGTATGAAATACATCAACACAATCTCTTTTCTATCTGTGCGTTTGTACCAACAATACTTTGTGTCTATTCGGTAGTTCATGGGGATTACCGCATACCCTAAGCATATTTATGGGATAGAAGCGGGGGGACTTGAACCCCCACGAGATTAATTCTCAACAGATTTTAAGTTTGGTGCGTCTACCGATTCCGCCACACTCCCAAAAAATCACTCCAATTTCCAAGTAGGAGGGTGAAATGTGCAATATTCGTTAAAGGTGATTTTCATCTCCTTGTTGGTCAGACCTGCGTTCTTCGCTGCTTTTGGAATATTCCATTTCGCCACGAACAACATTTCCATAGATTGTCGGGTTTCTGGTCTCATAATCGTGACACTCTAGGATTTCTTTATAAAGAGATTGGGGGTGGACTAACATAAAAAGTCTACAGGGCGATTTTTTGCCGGGATTTTTTTCCCGACTTTTTTGGAAATAAAAGTCGATTTTCCCTCAGACTGGAGACGCATACGCAAGTGTGTCTTCATCAAGCATAGCACGACACAGTTCCAGTACACCCATGAACTGATCTACGGTTTCGCAGTCAACGATCTTCTCTTCACCTTCACTGGAGTACAGGTAGAACTTACGCTTCACGGGGTCCACGACGCAGCGTGTGAGGTACTCGTCTTGCATGGGGGGTGTTTTGCTTACCTAGGTATCATAGGTCATTCGGCGGGTGGTGTCAAGCGTTTATACCAGAAGGATAGGACAAATCTTTCACCGTCCTCCACCTTGTTTACATGATGTAGATACTGTGAATTTGAAAAGATTATGAGTTTACCAGGTTCTGGTGCTACATCAAAATCCTCAAAGCATGTGTGCCCACCACTAAAATCATCATTGAGATAAAGCATGGCAGCAAACACATCAGGACCATGAACATCATTTCTATCAAAATGAGGTTTCATAAAAGTTCCAGGTGGCCAACGTACAACACCAACATAATCTAAAGCAATATCTGGATCAAATGATTTACACAAATCAGTGATACTATGAACCACTGTTTTGAATAATTCATCATCATCTATTTCAATCGTTGTTGGATCAACGTTTCCACCAAGATATATCGCACCGTAATTGCCATCTGGTTCTGGCACATCCATGCCTTTCGACAATGATTTATCTTTCTTCCCGTGACTTACCGTGGTTAAGAAAGTATCACCACCTCTATTTTCATCTCCATAGGGCATTTCCTCATCATTCTTTCTTGCCAGATTAATAAATGGTTCACAAAGAATAGGATCAAGAAACTTCTCCTCAATATAGATTAGTTTCTTCACTTCGTTCTGATATTCTGCTTCGTTGCGTATTCGGGATCTTTGTAGTTTCTTTCGTTGTCTGGGATAATATGATGATTTGGATCAGGATAGTCTCTATGGGAATCACCCTGATATTCAGTGATCAGAGAGTTGATATCATTTCGTTCGGCATATACATGATAGAAACAATCAATCGGCATACCACCTCTAGACTGAAGATAGATCTTCTCATCATCCCATCGTTTGACGATTACATCCTGATGAGCACCAATTGGTTGTAACTGGACAGAAATGCTATCAATATAAACAAAGTCTTTCCAGTAACTAGGGAGAACAATCACCTTCTCATTTTTTACACGACCTCTGAGATAAACACCAACTTCCGGTCCTTCAACACAGGCATAGCGAAGACGATATCCTTCTCTTGATGGGTGTTTGATATCAAATGGTTTTGGTCTAGCATCTGCCGATGAAAATCGTGAAGACATTGTTTGACCACTTGTTCCAGTCGCGAACATTGCTTCACCACTATCATCAATCCAAACAGTTCCATTGTTAATGTCGATAGCCATCCCTGCACCACTCTGGATGTTTAACGTAATTGATGTCTGACTATTACCGTTGATTAGAGTATTTCCTTCTTGAGTATAGACATAATCTGT